TGTGGTTGCCATTATTTATCCTTAGTTTGTTTGTGTGTAGTAGGTAGAAACTCTGATATCTGCCACCAAGACATTGGAAGGGCCGACTTGAGTTACTGTTGGTTTTTCAACCGCTCCGACTGTGTACCCGGCTGGGATAACCTTCAGAACACTTATGACGAGCTGCTCGAGATTGTCAAGCGATGCAGGGTTGCTGTTATATGCAACGGCTACAGATATAACTAAATTGATCTTTATATGCAAGGTTGACTTGTTAATGGTTTCAAGCTCTAAATATGGTGAATCTGGAACTGTCACCACAAAAGGAACCATAGGCGCTTCTGGAACATAGGCGTACACATTGCCTGCAACGCTGGCAAACGCTGTTGCTAAAGGCTGGCGAACTGTGTCAAGAATTGTTGATGCTGGCACTATTGCACCATAGAATCGGTGTCAATGAACGCACCTAAAAGCCCTGACACCCTATTGAAAAGACTGCGGCCTAAACGATATGGGCTCACCTGTGTGAAATCTACGCCTTCGATCTGACCACCCGGAGCAATACGGCTCTGGAATACTTCTACTGATACTGCTAGTACCGCTGACTCTACAGCTGAGTTTCCTACATAAGTAGAAGCGCCTGAAAGAGTGGCCAAACCTGAAGGAATTACTTTTCTTTCGGTAATGTTTGCATTAGTAATTGCTACTGTGAAGTAACCATTAAATTCTCTGTAAGCACCATCTAAATAGATGCGTGAGCTTGATCGAACAATAAAATCCTCAATGTCAATGTTGCTTGACTCAAGAATAGTAAATGTGCCATTGAAGGGAGCGCCAACGCCTGTAATGACTACGCTCTGACCTTCTGCAAAATTGTTATCGCCTAGAACTCCGTATGTTGCAATGTTATCTTGCAATGTAACTGTGTCGATAGGACTTGAGTACTTAACAAGCATAGGCAAGATTACGGACTCAGCCGTATCTATCACATCTGTTAAATATGCGTCATTGTACAAGGATGTAGAGACACCAAGAATAGACCTTAGTTCTGCTACGGTAACAATTGTTGCCATCTCTACATCCTTTCGTTAAACGACTGGGGGAGCGATCGGGAGCAACCGCCCCCCCATGATTAGTTATTGACTATGCAACCATGTAACGGTATGCGCCTGCGCCGAGCTTTGTAGCAACTGCACCATAACCGTAATATCCAACTTGTACTGCACCTGTTGAAATTAGGTTTGTCTGTAGTGATAGGCGTGGTGACTCGTACCATGTGTAAGCATCTGGGTTGATAACGATCAATGTGTTATCGCCAAGTCCTGCTGTATCTGTTAGTGCACGAGATACGCGTAGGTTTAGTCCCAGTAGGTTTCCACGAACTGCTGTTGCGGTTAAATCTCCGCCTGCATTTTGTGGGTTGATTGTTTGCTGGAAGATTGGACGGTTTGAACCATCGACCAACCCCATCAAAGCGCCCCATTGTTCTGGAGATACAACGATGTTTTGTGCAAAGCCAAGTGTGCCCTTGTAGATAGAAACAGCTGCATCTGAAACGAAATCAGCAACTAGAGCGCCTGTTGTAAGTGCTGCGCGGTCTCCGCCATTTGTTCCACCTGTGATTAAAGCAGTACCAACTGCTACATCTGTAGCCTTTGCGTATGCAAATTCCATTTGACGAACTAGCTCTGCAAAAAATGCTGGTGAGCTGCGGTCAAGTAGCTCAAGGCTAAATGTCTGCTGGCCAATGAACTTCTGTACGCTAACTGAAACGAACGCTGCGTTTTGGTCTGTTTCTGATGGTGTTCCAAATTCTGCTGCTACTGCAACTGTTGGAGCAACTGTGATCTTAGGAATTTCAAATGTCATTCCTGCATCTGGCAATGCGCCGCGAGAGATTGAATCAATGAATGGACGATCTGCGTTTGAGATGCCGTTGATGACCTCTGTTAGCTGGCGTGTTGGAACTAGTCCTGCGTTATCTGTGAGATCTGCTGCTGCTGCAACATACATCTTTGAAGTATCGTCACCTAGTGAGGCGCGTACTGAGTGCTCGAGATAAGAAGCCTTATCAACGATTGGGTTACGAACTTTGACTGAAGTGTAAGGCGCTGATGCAGCCATTACTTCAATCTTAGCAGCCTCTACCGTTTCTGCGGCAGGAGTGCTTTCTGGAACGGTAGTGTCTGACACTTGTTCTCCTTCTGTGGTTGATGGTGTTTCTTCCTGAGATGTCTCAGAAACCTCTGTATCTACGGCCGCTACTTTTGCGACCTCTGCGCCGGGAATTGCGCCATCTGTTACTAGGCTGACCTCAATAAGATTGGATGCGGTAATAGCCATTACGCCATTTTCATTGGCCCAGTCTTCTACATCTACGCCTACGCTAAAATCTGATCGAAGTCCGGTAGCGGCTTCTTCTAGTGCATCGTTACCGGCTGTAGTTTTAGCGATCTTAAATTCTGCCGTTATACCCATGTCATCTTGCTTGAAGCTCATGAGTTTTCCTAAAGGTCTTGTAACATCATGCTGAAGTACTAGCTTCGTATTTTTAGACATGGTAATAGAATCGGACTTAAACATAGTACGGCCGGCAGATGTATTACCTTCTGCGTTCCATGTAACAATTCGGCCTGCAATAATGCGAGACTCTGTATCTGCTGCTGTAATCGCAACTGGCATTGTTATTTTCATTAATTGCTCTCCTTATTGTCGATCAAATCTTCTTCTTCTCTAATCTGCTCAACGCTCATCGCGCCAATTCGATTTAAGATTTCATAGACTTGAGCGCGTTGTAATGGATCTCCACGCAAGAACTCATCTAGCGAGAAACGAACTTCTGTAGTGCTAGAAACAAAATCCGGCATAGATAATCTTTGTTCGATCGCGGTTAAAACATATTTCATAGAGAAATCGATAAGCGCTTTACGCTCCGAAATGGCGTTGCTGTATGTCATGGTCGTTGTTTCAGCGCTAACAAAATATGCAGGAAGATTACAGGCGCGGGCCAGTTCCAGAGCAACATATTGGCGGGCTTCATTTAGCTGTAACTTTGCCGGATCGATACCCAGCGCCTGTAACTCTACATCCGCGTTTAGGAACGCTGTTGACTTGTTAAGTCTTGCTGTTCGCCATGATTCTAAAAGTTTTGCAATTCGTTCCGCTGGAAGATTAGTACCATTTGATTTCAATACTTGAAGAGGCACTGGCTCTTTAGCAAATGTCTCAGCTGCCTGTTCAAGCGCATGCGCCGCCCGGATAGTACGGCCTGCTCTGTTAAGTAAACCTTCATCTAATCCGTAAAATACAATTAACGATCCAACGCCTTGATTCGGTACAACACTTCCATCAACTTGATATCCAACGATCTCGGTTTGCTTATGATTTAATTTTGGAGTGACACGATCTGGTGCTACGCGAGTCCATGCACGAACTCTTCCTGTATCGCCGTACTGCTCTAAAACCTGACCGTAGCCGACACCCTGTAGCCAGATATCTTCCGCAAGCCAAGCATAAATAGCAGAACCCGGAACTCTTGGATCTGGTTGATTAATTACTGAAGGCGCAGCAACATGAGAACCATTTAACTTTGAATAAACTTCAATTGGCAAACCTGCAAGTGTTGAGCAGATAATGTTTCTTGCGCGAGCAATTGTTGGAACTGCCATAGCCTGACCGCGTGTAGCTGTAGATGGCGTAAATGTAAAAGGATTGAATGATGCTGTGTTGTTAAATGGAGCAGGTGTAGAAGCTGCATCAACCGTAATTGGTTCAGATACAGTTTTTGGCACAAAAAACTCTTTAATTCCCATTGGACATATAATACACTATATGACCAACTTTTAGACACTATCCGATTAAAATGTCAACTTCTGTCTCTGCGCGTGTCGCGAAATGTGTAACCATGGCTGCTCCTACTGCGCCACAGATTATTCCGGATGCTTTACGGCCCATAACCCAGCCACCATCACCACGCTGTAGTTTGACAGCCGATAGGACTTGCTTATCTAGTTCCTCTTGCCCTTCATGCACAATTCTTCCGCTAGAAACCGCTGAAACGAACTCATCACAGCTCTGTTGATAATCTTGGGCATTGATCTCATAAACAGGGATACCGGCTGGCGCTAATCTAGCTGCTACCGCTGCTGCCGTTGATTTTGAATAAGCCACATAATTAACCGGGAACTTACGAACCCATGGCGCTACATCATTGGCCATTTGTTTATCATCGATCGATATTGGGTTGAACCAAGTCTGCAATAAAGCCACCATGAATTTGTCCCCGTCAATGCGTTGACCGCAAACTAAACTTGCGTGTTTTCTGTCCGGGCTTAAATCAATTGCCATCCATGTATCTTTTTCTTTGTCAAGCTTATAAGAGTCATTTTTGCATTTTTTCCATTCAGCCTCAGATATGACCGGATTAATCATGGAAACAAACTGGCACAGGATCTCTGTCCTAAATATATCCTCTCGGTCTGACAAACTATCTTTAATGTTATCTTCATGAACTGTATGGCCTAAACTGGGATTGCTTTGATACCAAGCCTCTTTGTCATCTATGGCCGCTCCGGGTTCGGCAGACCATTCAAACCATCCGATCGAATCATCTGCTCCCCCTGCCGCAGCTAGTCCTCTTTCGCGAAACTTGAGAAGTAATACAGATCCAGTATGGCCAGCATTGCTATAAAAATAGGCTTGAGGGTTTTTATTTGACATTTGAGTAAATCGCATAGATGACCAAACATCTTCTGTGTCAAATTCTCTAAGCTCATCAATATGGATTACATCTGGGCCAGCAATACCACGAGCTGCTGAGTTACCTGCTCTGATTAGGTATCGAGCGCCATTTTTGAACCGGATCTCTTGGCTACCTTTAGACTCAAACTTCTTGGCAAAGTTTTCTTGCAAGATATGAGAGTCCTCGATCATCTGACTTACTTTGAAAAAGATTTCAGCCGATGTTGTTAACTTATGAGCTGTAGCCAGATGCATCTTTTCGCCTAGTCGGTAAATGCCAAACAAGATCCTAAGCGCCATGAATGTTGATTTGCCTTGTTGTCTCGGAAGCATGATGCCCACTAGGGGATGTGCCCATCTGGAATCTGCCTTGTATTTTAAGCTCTCGATAGCAAGTAGTTCCTGCCAAGGTAGCAGCGGAAAGCCGATCTCTTTACAGAAGTCGATCATCTCTTGGCCTCTAGAAGGTAAATCAAGGCTTGGAGACATGATTCTAGGGGTTTGAGAGCCATAACGCGGTTCTACTACCCCTTCCTGAGCCGGTATAAGCCCGATAGAGCCGTTTTCAGCCGTCATGACTAGTTCTCATCCGATTCGAGCTGATAGTGGCTTTCTGTGGCGTTTTTGGGGTAAAAAGAACCAT